CGGTTGTACCTATATAGACACATTGGGTGTTCCTTGGGAATTGGGCGATGGTCGCTTGCTCTGCCGCCTTTCTCGCAGTGTGTTGTGACTGTTTGTCTTTTAGTTCGAGTTGTATCTTTAGTTCATCGCTTTCTTCTTGGACAACTTGATGAATCATCTCCTCCATCTTCAAATAATATTCGTGAATTTCATCTGCCTTTTTTGTACCTGCTTTCAAACATAACGATTTGAATGTTTTTACAGTTATCATAATTGTCTCTTTGTTGTGACCGCCTCGACCTTTTTTTGCTCCTGAAGCTTCAGGAGCAAACATATCATTAGTTTTCTCATCGGACATGGACATTAATTTATAATCTTTATCAATTGTGAATTGTTTTTCCAACAAATATTTAGCGTTATATTTTTTATTGAACCCCAGCCACTTCCAAACATTATCTAAATCAATGACAAAATCATTATTTTGGTCGCAATTCAAGTAACAATAAAAGCTCGACACAAACAATTGTTGTTCAAAATCAGTAAAACCTTCTTGAATTTTTGTTAGTAATTTGCCATTATATGTATTGGATAACCTTGTTATCGGGTTGTTCTCTATAAGATCTATTATATTCAACGAGGCATCCATTATAATATATTATATTATCACATGTCTTTATATGATTTGAATCGTTTATGTTTTTACTTTTAAAAACAAAAGCAAATATAAGATAAGCGGTTTTGTAAGAAAATGCTTACCAATTGCTCTTTTTCACGTTAATATTGGCTCCTTTGCTAGCCTTCTTATTTTTCGATGGATCATATGCCTCGTCTTCATCGTCTGACCCCATGTTTTTCGATATTTCCCAGAACTCTTTTGAGCCCAACCTGAAAGTCGGGTGGTTTTCGGCCTTGTACCAGAATATTTGATCCGTCAATTTGTTCGATTTCGCATTGTTATTGATTACCAAGCACTCGTAATTCTCGGTTGTGTTGTCCATGACAGCACAGAACGACTCCAAAGTAGGAAACATACTCGCATAATTCTCCCAAATGCGCTTCCGATTTGTCAAGTATGGCTCGCGAAGTATAAAAACGTAATCAATGTTAGTACGTAGATTGGGTGGAATACCCAACGGATATTGCATAGTTATGATCAACATGACCTTCCAGTGACGGCCGTTCATAAATAAAAGGCGCATCATCTTATCGCGTGTCCATGTTTGGTCATACAAGCAGTCGTCCATAATAACAAAAGCTCTCGGATCGATGGTGGTCCGCTTATAGGTTTCGATCTCCTTCTTCATCTGCTTCATAACAGCCTTTTGCCTACGCAGGATGTTTTCAATAAGTACTGTATTATATTCATCATGGATAAACAGTTTAGGCACATGCTCTTTGTAAAACCCGTTACCTGCTTCAGTTCCAGAGATAACGGTACCAATTGGGATATCCTGATGATAGAATAGCAGATCGCGCACCAAGAACGACTTACCCGTATCACGACGACCAATCAAAACGACGACTGGACCCTTATTTTCATCAGGGCGAAATGTAATATCTCTCATGTTGAATTTTTTTAGCTCTAGTGTCATTTATAAAATACATTTATAAAAATTAATACGAGTTCAAACGTTCATATCCCACAAATAATATGTGAAATACCAGTATAAAAAAATGTCTAAGATCGCATTTCCATTTATTATAGAGTCGCGCAGTTCAAAACCTCTAAACCTAAAACATTTAGAGGATCAGTTTTCGCAGACATCCGATGACGTTAGTCACGGGTATAATCCATTCCATGTCAAAACGTTGCATAATTACCAGCCCATATTCAAGCTGTTTTTTGATATAAATGAACACAATGCGACATCAGTACAGCTGAACCATCGATATCAAATTTCTGATTTATGTACGGTATTGGATACATCGACAAATACGCTGGTACCAAAGCCAATCTTCATTAAGCATTCGCCATTGCTAGATCCTATCCGATATATGCTGGGTAAATACGATACCGCAAATGATATAATTCGCACATTACCCAGTCATAATAGTAGCCAACCTTGTTTCGATAAGCTGGCGAATACGAATAATGCATCATATACGGATGGGTTTTTCTACTTTCTGTCTAGTAAAATTCTCGAGGGGTATGATTTCCCACATGCGGTCGACTATTATGGAGCATATTTAGCAGTGCAGGATAAGTTCAAAATGAATATAGCTGATGATTACGATTACCTTAAAACGTCTGACTTCTTCTTGGATAACGTGGGTAAATTATTCAAGATTAATCGTCATAGGGTAATGTCGATATCCAATAGCAATTCACGAGGGAATAAGGAGAGACTCCAGATTTCCGATATCGAGGTAAACACAGACATTGCAACCCTAGATGTATTGGATATAGAAACTATCGATATTTCGGGAGAATTGGAAGAGGTGTACTGTAAGGTTGTAGTTGAAAAGGATGAAAAAAACGAAAGCGATAGCGATCGTGACAGTGATGACGATGATGAGGATGAGGAGGAAGATGAGGAAGATGAGGGAGATGAGGGAGATGAGGGAGATGAGGGAGATGAGGGAGATGAGGGAGATGAGGATGAGGAGGAAGATGAGGGAGATGAGGGAGATGAGGAAGAGGAAGATGATGAAGACGACGATGAAGACGACGATGAGGAAGAGGAGGAAGAAAATACAAATATTTTCGCATATATTGACAACTTCCCGATGCACATGATCTGTCTAGAGCAATGCGACGGAACTCTTGACGAGCTGTTTGTAAACGATGAAATCGACGACGAAACGGGAGCGAGTGCGCTGTTCCAGGTAATAATGACGCTTATCACCTATCAAAAGATGTTTCATTTTACGCACAATGATCTCCATACAAACAACATCATGTATGTTAAAACAGACCTCGAATATATATATTATAAATTCGAAAAACTTACATACAAGGTACCGACACACGGACGTATATTCAAAATGATCGATTTCGGGAGAAGCATCTATACCATCAAAGGCAGGCTCTTTTGTAGTGACAGTTTTGCAGTCGGTGGCGACGCATCAACCCAGTACAATTTCGAGCCGTACTATAACGAGAAATATCCCAGGCTTGATCCGAATTACAGTTTCGATTTATGTCGCTTAGGATGCTCGATATACGACTTTATTAAACCAAAGACCGAATTATACAAGACAATTCACCGATGGTGTCAAGACGACAAGAAACTAAACGTTATATATAAAAAGAACGGCGACGAGAGATATCCCGATTTCAAACTCTACAAAATGATTGCGAAGACCGTGCATTTACACACGCCCCAGAGTCAGTTGAAATTCCCCTTCTTTGAGCAGTTCAAATCGAAAATACCGAAATTGGCGAAGGTAGTCGATATCGATGCTATGCCCTGTTATGCGTAATTAATAATATTTACGAACAATATTATTAATGGTTGTATTCCTAGAATCCTGGCTGATCCGTGAAGATCTGCGTGGGTGCAGGAGTCGACGTAAAATCGACGCCTCCGATCATTTCAGCGACCGGTCCTGTAGCACAGAAAAACATGAATATAGGAACAAATGCCGACATGAATACGATAATCAGGTCGCGAACAATCAGCTTGACCGGCTTGATCTCCTTTTCGATGTACTTCATTTCTACCATTTTCACCAGAAAGTAAATCACTGTGATTGCGATGGTTAATAGAATAGGCTTCTCCATTATATTAAATACGTAAACTTTTTATGCGCATATTTTACGCGAGTTCTTCAATTCCGTCCAATACGACTGGCTCATTTTTCTGCGTCGGCTTGTTCATATCGAAAATATCCATTTCGTCTAAATCAATACTGCCTGTGTGTATTTTAATGCGATCATCGTAGTCGTCCTCGTCATCTTCTTCCTCCAATTTACGCTGAATTGCCCTGGATGTGCTAATCTCCTCTAAGCGCTCAATCGTTTTAGGTGCGCTGACATCGCTGACATTTCCAGTTGACGCATCTAACACACTGTCAAAATCATTGAACTTCAGCTTGGTCAAGACTGGTTCATTGTCGATATTGGATATCGATGGTACGACTTGGGGTCCGCTATCCTTTTCATCCTCTCCGTCGGTCTTCTTCTCCTCTCCATCTGGCTTCTTTTCTTCTCCATCAGTCTTCTTCTGATCGGCTTCCGGCTCGATATTTTCGATGATCACCTCTTCCTCTTGCTCCACAGATTCGTCCATGTATGCGCGTATAATCGCCTCTGTAGGGATACTGTCGCGTATAGTTAACATAATGCATTCTTGTACGATCTGTTCAAGCTCTCGGTTGTTTCGCTGGATCAGGAGAGGAGAAATATTCTTCTCGAACAAATATACATTCGAGTAGCAACGACGCGCGGTGTGTATGTAGATCTTGTGAATAAAACTATCGAGGTTCGGCGTGGCAATATCTATCTTCTTCTGTTTGTTTCCAACGCGAACGCACGTGAGAACCTTCAATTGAATTATATGCACGCATGTAATCAGATCGTCGAGGTAATTACATCCACTTCTCTCGACAATACGCTTTCGCTCCTCCTCAATCATCGTGGCATTCCACTTGGGTACCCTGGCGATCAAACTCTGGAAGGTCATTAAATATTTGCCGACTTCGTTGTTATCTAAACATAACTTCCACGATTCGTTAAAAATCGAACGGATACCCTCTATCACTAAAGGTGTGAAAATACTAACCAGACGACTGCACCATTCGTTCCGGGATTCCTGTAGATTCGAGAGAACAAAATCATCCATTTTATAGTTTTAGTCACTATATTTTTATTGCATGACAAACGCAGATCAGAGAACCTACGGTTCTCCGAACCTCTCCCTTTTTACGTGACAAAACCAAAAAAAAGGGAAGGGTTCGGGAAACCGTAGGTTTCCTGATTAGA